CGGTGGTTTACCACTTGAAACGATTGCAACAGTTGGAATCGACGAAATAACCGGATAATAATTAGCAATCGGCGGAACAAAAAGCTGTCCCGCCGATTGTTTTTTGGGGTGATTGGTTTAAACAAACTTAAAAACCGTCTGTTCCAAACAAACTTAAAAGCTAATGCCGCCGTAAAATACGGTATAAAGCTGTACTTTTGTATTAAATACATTGATTTATGGCCAAAGGACGAGACAAACAGTTGATCAGAGAACGAAATGAAGCCCTGTGCCGCCGTTACTATTATTGGACGGAGGCGCAGAGCGTCCGCTTTGACCGTGCCCTGAAGATACTCTCCAAAGAGTTCTTTTTGTCGGAGGAGCGCATCATGGCCATTATCCGTGAACGCAGCAAGGTCGATCCGGATATCCACCCGGTCCCCAAAGTCCGTGCGCCCCGTTTGACCTTCAAGCAGCTTTCCCTGTTCACGGACGATGCCGGCTATCCAATAGCGCAGATTCATCGCGATAGTTGAACGAGAACACAAATTCATACACCTTGATGTTTCCGGGCAGGGTATAATCCCGGCTTTTGATTCTGACCAGTTCGTCCATGTTCCGGCAGAATTGGAAATTTTGCAGTGTCCGGTATAGTTTCCCGGCCATTTCCATACGTTCCTTGATACGCCCGGTCGTTCCGCTTCCGATGTGGGTATCGTGGTAACAGTCGATGCCCAGTCGGACGGTCAATGTTATTTCTCCCGCCTGCGTTCCCAGCCCGATGTCTTTCCAGTCCGCTTCGGTGTTTCCCACCAGTACGCATGGAAACGTCACCGGATAAAAATCCTCGTTTTCCGAATCCATTCCTTCCAGTTGGCCGTAGTCCTCGTCGATGTAGGCTATTTCCGGCATTTCATTTTCTATCCTTTTCAGGATTGCGATGTACAGTTCTTCCATGTTGTTTATTTTAAAATGTTCCTTATTTCCGTTTCGACGGTTTGCCTGATTTGTTTGTTCAATTCCGTGCTTTCACCGATAAACTGGCGTTGAGGGATTTTTACCTTCAGTTTTTTCTTCCGGGTAAGGGCGAGCCCTTTCCACATACCGGCTTCCGGCGGCAGTTCCCGTTGCCTTGTTTTCCCCTTTCTTTTCCCCTTAGCGGCCTTTTTTCGTATGCCTGCCGCCTTGTAATACATCGCCCATGCAAACTTCCGCATCCGGGGTGTCACGGTCAGATGCGTCTCGCCTCCCCAGTTATGCAGCGGGGCGTATTCCACGTCGTTGGCCACCCTGACGCGGTAGTCTCCCGGCGTATATTTGACGGATGAGAACAGATGGTTACGCCGTGAGAGCAGCGGGCCGTAACCTGCCGCCGCCGAGTTGGAGCCGGAGCTTTGTCGTTTCGTCTGCGGCCAGCGCTGCAGGCCGCCATTGACAAAGCCTCCCTTGCGGAAGTTGTCCTGGTAATGGTCTTTGGCCATGCGCCCCACCTTGACGGGCAGCTTGCGTCGCATGAGCGTGTCCAGTTCCTTCTGCTTGGCCTTGAGCGAGGCCGAAAAATCTTTTATATTCATATTATTGTTGTCCTTTCAAATAAAAACCGTACTTTTGTGAAAACTATCTTTTTATGAACATACCTCAAGCAGTAATTAGCGAAGCGCAGCACCTTATTGATATGTATGGTCGCCGCTTCAAATATCTCGGCAATCACGAGGGACAGGAAGCATGGCTGTTTGTCCTCCCGGATGATATAGATGCCGGTTTTCCCTGCCTTTACCTGTATAAGGATAATCAGGCGGTGGAAGTTTGCGGCCCGGAGGTGTTCGATTTTATAGGTTTATATACCGCTGACGTCGAAGATGTCGCTGAAATTGACATTGAATAGTTTATTGTCTATTCTGAGTATTCCTCTTGTACTTATGGGTTGGGTCGCCCCCGAACCGCATAATTCATCAATACTTCTTCTTGCTCCGAGTTTCTCGTCATAAACCTGCGGTTCTATGTATTTCAATCCTCCATCGGCAAAACGTTGCAAAATGGTTGCGTGCCCGCCGCCACCTCTCCAGCCGATGGTAAGAATATAAACCCCTTCTTCCTTACATACCTCCTCGAAATATTCCCTGTAGCGTTTTTCCGTCATGCTCTTGTAGCCTTTTGAAAGCATCCAGTCATGGGTGAGTACCGGTTTCGCGGCTGTTCCGTCAGCGTTTAACCATGCCTCAAAAGAATGCTGGCGGCTCAAATATTCGGACAAGGAGCCGGGCGTTTTTCCTTTGGCCGTCACATCGAATCCCCGCAGACGTAACATATATGCCGGTGAGCAGGTCTGGCAGTTATTAGCATATACTTCATGGCTTTTTTTGTAAGCGGGATTAAGGCTAAACCTGTTGCCTTTTTTATCCATATATGTTCCTGCCGGGTTGGGTATGAATTTTTTGACATACTTTGGATTTGCGTTCTGCTTGTCCGCCTCTTCCACGCTCATGGGTTTGCCTTTGGTGATCCCGAGAACTTTTTCCAGTTCAAGGTTATGCATGGCGATGGCCTTCTTTTCCTCATACGTCAGGTTACCCGGCATTTCCGCTATCATTTCGTTTATCCGTCTTGTCAAGGCGTCCACCGCTTCCTGCGCTCCCGTATGGGCCTCAGCCATATACGGGTGTTTGTCCGAGAACAGTCTGGCGTCCTTACCCGGATTGTTCTCCAGCCCGTCCTGCGGCTTGTCGGCGGGATCGAAGTCGGGTAGGGGGGTAGGCTCCTCGTCCGTGGATGAGAGGGAACATTTGCAGTTCCAGCGGTCGCCCGGCCGGTGGTTATTCCAAAACGGATCATCGATGGGCCGTATCGTTCCCCAGAACCGGCGGTGGTCGGCTCCCGGATGCAGGGAGGTGGACGGCATCCATTTCAGGTTGGGCAGCACGTCCTTCTCACGCTCGAACTGTCGCCAGTCGGCGGCCTGGTGCGCCCGGATTATCGCCGTATCGTATTCGGTCTCCAGCCACTGGTAGATTTGATGGTCCGCAATGGGCATGACCTCTTTCGCCCACCGTTCGAACGGTTTTAAAACGCCGTTCGAATCGAGCAGCAGCGCGGCCATGTCGTTCTGCATGCGGTGTACCTTGAAGGCGGCGAATACGGCGTTGTTTCGTTTCAGTTCCTCGTAGAGGTCATGATCCGGATCATCCGCCGGACGCTTTCCGAACCCTTTGTCGGTGGCGATGTCGAGCGTATCCCAGACGGCACGGAACATCTGAAGCTCGATGTCCGTCATGGGGTGGAAGTCCTTTTCGTAGATGCGGCGCACGAATGCCTCCAGTATGTCCCGATCAAAGGTGAAACCGGAGGATACCTCGCCTGCGGCATCCCGGTAAAGGGTGTCGACTACCAGTTTAAAGCCGCCCCGTCTTTGTGCGGGGCGTGGTCGAAAAAACTCTTCAGCCACGCCATGAAGTTCCTTTTCTGTCTCCCCGTGGGGGCTTCATCCTCTTTGTCCGGCTTTTCCTCGGGCTTTTCTTTTTTGCCTTCCGGCGGAACGGGCGAGGCCGGTGTTTGTGCCTTTTGGGCGGCTTCCGCTTTCAGCTGCTTGTAGTTCTTCGGTTTCTCTATGCCGAACTTTTCGTAGAGAAAATCGTCATCGATGGGCAGGTTGAAGTCCCTTTTCAGGGTGGAGAGGACAGTCATTTCGGTATTCGTGTCCGTTTCCTTCTGCTCGGGAAAACAAAATTTTCCGCCTGCCGTATCGATACCCACCCTCTGGAAGATGTCGGTCATGTCGTAGTTAAGCACGTTCAGCAGGAAACGGCAATCCGACTTCAGCTTTTTGTCCTCCACCTTCTTGTGCACCGTGCCCAGGGCCTGTGTCCCGGTCTTGGAGGCTTCCGTGGTCAGCGTGTTGCCCAGTACCAGTTTCGATATCTCGCTGTTGCAACGCTCGCAGAGTTTGTCGTATAGGTCTGCCGATCCGCTCTTGTTACCCGCTTCCTTGAGGTTTAGTTCCGTATCCTTGCCATGAATGAACACGCCCAATGATCCGATACCCGTCGCGTCCTCGATGGCACGCTGGCGTGCCTCGTCATCGTCCGTCTCGTAGGTGTACTCCTGTATGGGCATCCCGAAGACTTCGGCGAACTGCGCCCAGTCGGCCATGTCGTTACGTTTGTAGATGACCCACGGCGCGGCCTTTGCCAATAACCCCATATCGTCCTTGTCCCCGACAAAGAGCAGGTCGGGGTATTCATCCCACGGGGTTCCCGTGATGTCCGTCTGGTGGCGTAATATGAGGTGGCGCACGGGGTCGGCGTGCTTTCGGGGGATCAGGTCGTAGTTGATCCACGGCCCTTCGCGGTAGAACTGCATGAGCGAGAATCCCCACCAACGGGCGGCAAGGATATCCTCGATGCAGCGCCGGAACCACGGCGACTGCAACTGCTCATTTATGCTATCATCCGGTTTCCCGTCTCGCTGGAACTCTATGTCCAGTGCCAGCACGGCCTCGACCCTTTTGTCGATGACGCTGGACAGGTGCGTGTCCATCAGTATGTCGCTGTACAGGTCATACAATTTGAACCGGCGTGAGTAGTCCACGTTTTCGAAGGCGTGGATGGCCGCCGTCATGTCGGCGATGTCGATGCCGAAACGTCTGGGCTGCGTGAGTACGATGGTTTGCGTGCCCGTGATGCCCGGCCGGCGCAAGTTCCCGCCTACGGTGATGCGCCCTGTATTTTTCTTTCTTCTTCCCATGATTTAAAAATGGTTTGAACGTTTACGGTTGCTTTTTATGATAAAGCCGGAGCGTGTCCGGCGTTCTTCCTGCGGCAGCAGCGGTGCGCCGTCGATGCTGATGTTCCCGTCCGCCACCGCCTCCAGCCATTCCTTTGCCCGGTCGTAGCGGTCTTTTCGGACGGAGGACATGTTGCGCGGGTTGTGGATGCAGAAGATGTGGTACACCGTGATGTCCACGGCCATCATCAGCACCAGCTGGTTGCGTTCCTGACCGGTCGCGGCGAACAGGCGGTCGCAGTCATACCGCCGTGAGAGGTATCCCCTCATTTCGGCCAGCGTACGGTCCTCGCATATCTCCACGATGGACTCGTCCTCGCGTGTAAGCGCGTCCAGTATCTCGCGGTGGATGCTGGCGTCATAATCTGTCAGTTCGATAAATTGGCTCATTGTCTGTACTTGTTGTTTTTGCGCAACACGCTTCGGGCGATCTTCTTTGCCGGTTCCATGTCGCGCTGTTTATGATACGGTTCCCGCCTTCCACGCAGTCCGGCCCGTCGGCGGGATATGTAAGCTGTAGGTTGAAGAGCCGGAACTGGTCTGCCAGCCGCTTCATGTGCGGATTGTCCCGCTCCGCCTCGTTAAAAATGAGGTTCCCTTCCCGGTTGAGCGGTTCGAGGTTGGCTTCGATACGGGTGGCCTTGTCTGTTTTCTTATCCTCGTCGCCTCTGATGTAGAGTTCCACGCCCTGCTTGCGGCGCACCTTTCTGACCAGTGGCTGGAACACCTGCTGGAAGAAGGGGTCTTGCAATTTGTTGTTCTCCATGTAACAGTACACGGGGCATCGTCCGCCTACGAAATCCAGTAGCTGCACGTACCACTGGATGAACTCCGCGTTCAATCCCCGGTCGAGAAATGCCTTGATGACATATAACCGCCTGCTGATTTTTCCCAGGAGGCAGAGCGCCTTTGTGGAGCTCTTCTTGCTTTTGTTCTCGCCCGGTGAGGGGTCGCCGTAGATGACGAGGAACTTGAATTTGGAGAGGGCGGGCACTTTCCCGTAGGCGATCTCCTGGAACACCTCGCCGTCGGCCACCGGGTTGTTGAAAAACTCCTTCTGGGCGGCGGACGCGCTGACCAGGGATAGGAACAGGTCGATATCCTCTTCCGAGTTCTTCTCGGGCCATGAGGATACGCCGTTTTTACCCCGTATGTTGATGATATCCACATGCCCGATGCCCTTCGCCTTCAGTTCCTCCGCCTTTTCAATGGCGCGTGTGATGCAGCAATCCGCCGCGATGATGTTCCCGTTGAACAGCACCCGGTAATGTCCGGATACGGACATGGTCGGTATCAGCGCCTCCTCCAGCCATTTCCATTTGGTTTTGATCCGTTCCGGATTCCGGCACTCCTCGTCGGTGTCTATATCGTCAATCAGGATGCAGTCCGGGCGGAAGTTCTTGTTACGTGTACCACGGGGCGACTGCCCGGCTCCGATGGCGCGGAAGGAACACCCCGACTGGCAGGTAAATTCCCCTGTTTCCCACGCGCCCGGCTTTTTCTGCGTCCCGTAGTCCTGTATGATACGCTGGTTCTCCTCGAGATTGGCCATGAAGGGCAGGAGCAGACGCTGGGCGTTGTCCTGCGAGTTGGAGATGAGCAGCACGTTGCGCACCCGGCGGGTCAGCGCCAGCTTGATGATCTCCATCATGGCGCGTGCGGACTTGGCCAGCTCTCGTGACCAGGCCCTGACCTCGTACCATCTTTCATGCGCCATCATACGCCGTGTCGCTCTCTTGTGGAAGTCGGCGGGCTCGCAGGTGTAATACTGCGCGAAGTAGTAGCGGAACCATGCCTCGTCGTCCGCCTCCAGCCCTTTTTTTCTGGCCTCGATCTCGGCGGTGGAATCCGCCGGGTTGATGTCCGAGCTTTCCCGGATGGAAGCGACCAGTTCGTTCCACCCTTCCAACGCCATCCGGTCCTGTGGTGTAAGCCTTTTCTTTGCCATGTCCTATGCGAGTTTTGATTTGACAAAAGCGTCCAGCAGCGGGCAGACCTGTTTGGCCTGCTCCGCGTCGTAGGTACGC